TAAAATATATTTTATTATAATTATTTAGATGTAAAATATAAGCAAAAAGTTTGCAATTTGTTTAATTGCTGTATGCAGTACCAGCCATACCGGACATAACACGTAATACATTGTAATTTACAGTGTAGATGTTAAGTTGGGAGTTAGCACCACCCCTAACAAGGCCTTTGCGGTCGGCGAAACCGGTAGTAGTGTTGTATGCTTTATTGTAAAGACCAACATCTACTAAGAGTGTTGCATTATCAATACGAGAGAAGTTGCAAGTACCGGTGGGTTGATGGTCTTCAGGTTTGAGAGCAAAGCTGTAAACATTAATACCATCAGCAGGGGTGTTAGAGAAGTGTTGGTAAGGTTGGACATAGTTGAAATAATTGCCATCACGATCTTGGAAACGATCATGACCATTAAGTTGTAATTTACCAGTGTAAAGAGGATTGTCAGTACCATCAACCATGTTTCCATAATTGAAATAATCAACAGCGTTAATACCAGCAGCATCTAATAAAGTAGTTGAATTTGCTGCAACTGATGTTCCAGATGTAGCAGCTGCAGCAATGGCAGCCTTTAGATCATCAACATTAAGAGAAATATCTTCCATTGTTAATTCATTGCGTGTTACAATGGTATTACGTTCAAATTGCTGTAAGCAATCAGTTGAAGATGTACCAATTGCAATTAGCGATGAAGTTGCAGTATTAGTACCTTGTTGAATAATTGCTTTAACATCAATTTTACTTAATAAACCAGCTAGCAATAATTGATTGGAGTTGGTACCAGTAAGACCTAATGCTTTTGCTACATTACCATATTGTGTGGTAGTACCTGTTGTGATAAATGCAAGGTCAATTATTTCACCAGCTTGTGGATTTGCAGTTGATGCTGGATTAGGATCTTCATCAAGATCAGCAGCATTTGTTGCAATTTTAATAGTGCAAGAAGAACCTGATAAACTTACTGCAAGACCAGCAGTGCAAGCAGCAGCTATGTATTTAGCGAAACGATCTTTAGCTGATTTCCAGTCATCATCAGTTGCATATCCTAACCATTGAGAATTTTGATTGTATCTTGCAAAATGAGGAGCCCATAATAAGAACTTGCAAGGGTGGTTGAAGTTGAGGCGATATTTGGCTTGATTTGTAAGAGCTTCAGAACCAGTAAATTGGAGTTGTTCAATAAGATATTCGTGAGAAGCTTGGGCGAAACGTTTGCGTTCCTCAGAATCAAGATAGACATAGTCAATTAATAAGCTGCAATCACTCATACCTTGTGTGGAGGTAGTATCAAAAGCAGCCGCAGAAGTTTTACCAAGAACATTAACGCACTCCATACGATTGCGTAAAGTGCAAGTAATGCGTACATCGTGATATTGGAGAGCAATTAAGGGGAGAGCTAAACCATTGTTGCGGTTGAACCAGAATTGGAAAGGAACATATAAAACAGATGAAGTTTTACCAGTTGCACTTACTTTGCGCATGTAAGGAGTATCACCTATCATTTGAGCATAGCCACGTTCTTGACCAGTCTTGTGGGTAAGCTCGTACCAGATGTTTAACCAATCACCATATTGTTGATCAATGAGAGAACCACCGATTTCAACCTTGTACATTTGTACAATAGCATGACCAAGACGGCGAACATAGCCCCAAGGAACATTCATATTAGCTTGAGCTAATGATACATATAAATACATATTGGTAATTAAATCACCATTGCGGTTAATATTGCATGTGACAGTACGACCAAAATCACCAACACCATTCCAAGTTTGAGGAATAGGCTCTACGGCAAAGTTGGTATGACGACGGTATACGACTTTGAAGAAAGTAATTTGAGGGTTACCAGAAAGGTAAACATCTTGTGCGCCATAGGCGACTAACTGCATTAAACCACCACCCATATTATATTATACTTTATCTAAGAAAAAATTTTTATAATAATTATTTATAAAAAAACGAAATAAAAATTCCTATATTATTTTTTACAAAATTTTGCTAAAAATAAAAAATTTATACATTTTTTTATAAAAAATCAAAATTTTTTATTTAAAGTAATTTTTCTGATATTAGTCATATCAAAAATAATTATTATTAATGTTTAATAATAGTAAATATAAAGATAATAAACAATCTGTAAAAGAAATGAATACATTGGACAATAAACATAAAAATATGGTAAAATATTTATCTAATAACAAAAAAGAAATAGATAATATCAATAAAGAAATAGATAAAATTAATAAAGATATAGATGCTCTTGATATGTATAGAGATAATTTTACACTAAAAGAAATAAACCAAAGAGCCGCATTATTAGATAAAAAAGAAAATTATGAATTAGAATTAAATAAAATAAACTACGAAGAAATGAATTATTATGATAATGCTGGAGATCTTCTTACTAATTATTATAGTATTAATGATAATGATCAACCAACTAAAGATAGTTATAATATTTTAGACCTTTTAAGTAATAAACAACAAAATATTACAATTGATGATAATAAAATGACATCAAAAGCAATATTATTAGAAAAATACTGTCAAAGAGTTGATGGAACTAGAATTAATCACGATGATGGAACAAAAAGAATAAAATATTGTAATGAATGTAATATTGAAAAAATATTAGTAACCTCTGAAAGTTCTTATATATGTCCATACTGCGGAGATGTTGATACTATTATATTGGATGAAGATAAACAAATTAAGGATTATTCACCATATAGAAGATTAAATCATTTTAAGGAATGGTTAAATCAATTTCAAGCAAAGCAAAGTCCAGAGATTCCAGAACAAGTATTTATTGATATTGTTAAAGAATTAAATAAAAATCACATAACAGATTTATCAATTATTACAAGAATTAGAATGAAAAATATATTAAAAAAACTTAAATATAATAATTATTATGAACACATTCATTATATTATAAATAAATTAAATAATTTACCTCCTCCAAAAATAACTAGAGATATGGAACGAGTATTTATATCAATGTTTGTAAAAATACAAGATCCATGGGAACAACATAAAAATATAAATAGAAAGAATTTTTTATCATACTCATACGTATTACATAAATTTTGCGAATTATTGGAATTGGATCATTTATTAGAATGTTTTCCACTACACAAAGATTCTGATAAAATTATGGAAAATGATCAAATATGGTCTAAAATATGTAAAGATTTAAATTGGGAATATATATCATCATTCAAATAATTTTCTATTATATAATATATGAATCATATATTGCATAATATATCGTTAATAATTTTATGTTTAGGAATTATATTAATGACAATTTATATTACAAAAAGTTATTCTACCAAAAATGAATCATTTAAAATATCAGATCCACAAACTGATGAGCCTATGAACCCAGATGCTTATGTGCAAAGACCTGCAACTATTTTTAAAGATATGTTTATTGGTAATTCTTCGTGGTTAAATAAGTATCAAAGTATAGATAATGCAAGTCAGCAAAATTTATATATATAAATTTGATTTAAAAGAATTTTATTATATATAATTTATATGTCAAATAAACCAGATTATTTAACAGAAGATAATCTTCTTCCATCTAATCAAAAATATGTGTGTATGTCTTTTCTCAAACCACAAAAAGAAGATAATACTACATTAAGTGGTATTAAAATTCGCGGTGTATTTGAAGAATACGATGATGCTTGTAAGCACGCAAAGAAATTACAAGAATGTGATCCTTATCATCATGTATTTGTAGGCGAAATGGGTAAATGGCTTCCTCACGATCCTGATCCGGATTCTAAATATGTCAAAGATTTTGAATATGCAAATGAACAACTCAATAGTATGATGAAATCATATGTTGATAATCAAGAAAAAGCTAAAATATTCCACGAACAACGAAAGAATGATATGGTTAGAAAGAATATTATGGATAATATGGATACTCATCAGAAAAATATGAATGAATTAAAGGATCAACTTAAAACTGCAGATGATGTCGAGAAGAAAGATATTGAGAAGAGACTTCAGACAATGGAAGATAATATTAACAATATGGAAAAGAAAAAGAAAAATATTGAAGAACAATTAGCCTTACTAGAAAGTAAATTAAGTGATACCACTCAACCTGTTATGAGTGCTCCTCTTCTTGAGGAAAAGACTAATCTTTAACTTTTTCAACAATAACTCTAACAGCATTTCTCTTCTTTGCCATTAATGCGTCTGCATCAAATATGGGTACTTGATTTTTCCAATTTTTATTATAAGCAGATTTATGATATCTGTGGAATTTATTACATCCAATTTTAAAATTAGGAACTTCTTTAGCCTTATACCAAAATACTTTATCGGCTATATTTTTACTATGTATTCTATTATTAATAACCATTACACCATAATTCTCTGTAACATCTGAGAAGACTTGTTGAAATATTTCAAATGTAGGAAACATTCCAGCATAATGGTCATATAATCTTTTCCTATTACTAGTAGCATCTTCAGCTAATAAGAATATATAATCAAAATTTGATCGCAATTCTGGTGGAATACCTAGAGAGAATTGCATTGTTAAAATAAATGAAATATGATGATGACGTCCATTAAAAAATAATTCTTGTATATTAGGATCTTTTAACCAAGTACCTTTAGAACTCATACAATCATCCATAATTAACATAATTGCATCATCTTTTGGTTTCTTACCGTTTCTAATCCGTAATTTATTATCTTCATTAATTTTAGATTGTCTTTGATATATATTTGTAAGAATATCTGACCCATATTCAGAAAAAATATAGGTTCCTGGAATAAATTCAGAATAAAAAGAATTTAGTTCTTCAGTTCTACTAATGGCTATTGCTGCTGCAATATCTCTTTTATGATACATTATTTCTCTAGTTAAGAAAGATTTACCAGTGGCTCTTTTAGCAATCATCGCAATAGTACAATGATCAACCATCTCGTGAATATTAAATTTTTTTAATTGGAGGTACGATGCACCAAACCTAACATCTTTAGTAGTCATTATATAATAATAGAAAATTATTATATAATAAAATTAAAATTTAGCCAATGTAGTATACATTTCAGGTTCGTTATGAATACTTTGAATATTTGGTGTATTAACTGGTGGTTTTACATCAATCACATCAGATATATTAGTTATTTCTTCTACAAAGATATTTGTACAATTAGATAAATTTAAATGTAATATTAAACCGATTATGGCAGAAAATAATAAAGGTTTTTTATATTTTTCGTATAAACTAGATACTTTTTTCTTATTCTGCATATCTTCTCTATATTGAAGCCAAGCAAATAATATAAATACTCCTATTACAATTAATAAATTTCTAACAATTATATTCATTAAAATATAAAAAGAAAATATTATATTTTTTCTAAATATAATATAATGGAAAAACAAAATAAAGATTTATATCATAAATTATTTAAATATTTAATAATTGCTTTTATTATGTTTGTATCGGTTAAATACATACCTGAAAATAAAGTATCAGTCAAAGAAAATACTATGATCTCTGCAATTGCATCAATCACATTTGCACTCCTTGATATTATTTCACCATCTATCAAATCAGTTAAATAAATTTATTTTTTATCTATAGGGTGAAAATAATTAGTTGGGTTATTATTATTATAGATTTCTTGATAGTTTTTTGGATTATTTTCAGGTGTATAATGTACGCCAGTGTCTATATCTGTCTCACTATTACCCAATCCTTTTAATGCATTTTCTAATTTTGCATCTAGATTTTTATTACGTGCTTCAGATGATATAGGTAATTTACTATCAATGTCTGATGTAAGACTATGTCTATTATGATCTACTGTGTCAATACTTTTTTGCTTACTAATATCAGGATAATTCTCGGTATGTAATTTTTGTTCAATCTTATCTAATAAATTATCAGGAGTTGTAGTTTTATGTCCTCCTTTTACAATATCTTTAACAGCATCTTTAATAGTCTCTTTTTTCTCTGTATTTATATGAACTTCTTGTTTATTATCATTATGTTTATCTTCTAATACTGATAATTTAGTTAGATATTTATTTACAATATCTTCCATTGGTAATACTTTTCTGATTGCATTTTGAATGCTTTGCTTAATAATATCAAGAGCTTCACGTTGATTTTTTTTTATTTCAGCGGGAGTATATTTGTCATAGAATAGAATAGGATTGTTATAAAATTCTCTTGCAGTCTCTATATATACTAATTGAATAAATTTTTTAGCATCTGTATCTAATACAACTGGATTGCTATTATTTAAACTACATGATGTTAATAAAGTTATATTAGATTCAATAGTTGCTTTCAATAATGATTCAAAATATGGAGGCATTTTGTCTTTTATTCTTGAATATTCTTCATCTATCATTAACTGACTCCAATTTTTAACTTCAGATAGGAAATTTTGAAAATATTTTAATACAGTACTTTCAAAATCTTTTAATGCTCTATCATATATAGATTGTATTCCTTCATAAATTAATGGAGTCAATAAATTAACCAAATGAATAGTAAATTCTTTTTTAATCTCTACTAAACAGTTATTCATTATTAATAAGTTTAGATTATTATTTTATATATTATTTATTACAAGAATTATTTATTAAATTTCCTGAGTGGTTATTTAATGTATCGATATCTTTTGGTTCTATACAAACACATCCTCCACTAGTTTGTCCATTATTACATGAGAAATTACTACCTATAAATTCGGATTTGGGAGTTTGTAAATCAAGAGGTAATGGCCATTGATTAAATTTGCAACAACTAGGGGCGCATTTTAATTCATCTAATTTAAGAATACCATCATTATTATTATCAAATATCATTTCAGTTTTATCTGTATTACCCCACTTTTCTGTTTGATAACATCTTTGGAGATAAGGAACTACGTAGTATATAACTACAACAACTAATATTATTACGACTAATAATTTGTGCGTAGAATTCATTTATATATTATAAATTAGATAAAAATATTTTATATTAAATTATATTATAATTATTATATTGTTATTATATAATGAATATAATAGATAAAATTAAATTAAACAACAAGACTAAAACAACTGAAATCGAAAAAGTTTTAAATAAGAAGAACAAATATTTAATTAAATTAGAGATTAAGAATAATATAAAATTATCATCATTATTTACTAATAATAAAAAAATCTTATCAGGAACATATAATAAATATGGTATATACCAACCATCTACTAAATTATGGATATGGGCATCGTCTATTCCAAATTCAGATATAAAAACAATTAAAAATATAAATAAAATAAGATCATTTAACCATTTGTTTGAAAATTCAACAGATAAAAGAACATTATTCTATTATCAATTATTAACTCAAGATACACTCGTTATAAAAGATACTGTTGTATTAGATTGGATCAATGAATTATTATTATATTTTTCAAATGATGTTTATTATTTTAATCCTTATAATGAGGATAGAGATATTGAATTTCTATCATTAGCAACTATTAAAGAAGAATTTGCTTATTGATTCTCTTCTTATCTTTTGTAGCAAGAGTATTATATTCAGTTGTTTTGTCAATTTTTAAACATAACTCTATTTGTTTGATAGTTAATTCTTTATTATAATTTGTTAATATTTCAATTAACGCATTCTCATCAGATGTAATTAATTTATTACACAAGGCATTTAACATTAAAATATCATTATTTGATTTATTATTAATAATTTTTGATAAATTTAATATATTCTTTCTATTAATATTTTTTAATGATGTTTTATTTAAATCGGCGCTAAATTTAATATCATTATAATCTAACTTATTATTTATTTTAGTTTTATTAATCCAATAAGATGTATTAATACAAGTATAGAAGCCGTGAATATTTTGCAAATACCAATTTTGATCTGTATATATAGATGTTTCTATATTATCACCTATTGATATTGAGTCAGATATATTTATCAATATATTCATAATTGTTGCTATATTATCTTGTGATTTATTTAAAATTTTTTTTATATAATTTTCGTGAATTAACAAAGGTAATAATACTTTTTCTGATTCATATAATTTTATAATAATATCATAATCTAAATAATTATTCAATAATTTTTTTGTAGAATTTACCAAGCCAATATTAATATTCTTTTCTCTTGATTTATCTATAAATTCATCTATTATACTATCTGTTATAGTATTATTTACTCTATGATATGAAAGCTCTTGTAATAAATTAATCAATCTTCTAATATCTGATTGTGCAAAATTAATTATTTTTTCATATATTGAATTAGATGCAAATACTATATTTTCATTATATATTATTTTTTTAATCATTGTTGTTAATTCTTCATTAGTAGGAGTTGTAAATATAATTTCTGAAGAATTTTTCTTCAAATCATTTAATAACTTTGAATGTTGATTATTAGATATAAAAATAAGAGGATATATTTTATTTTTATTATTCTCTTTATGGATATTCATCACATACTTTTTTTCACTATTTAATGTTATATTTTCAATCTCATCGAATATTAATGCTATTTTATTATTATTTTGATTATTATTGAAATTAATTTTACTATATATTGAATTATTATAATTATTATAGTCTGCAATATCATCAAAGATTCGATGATCTTTTATATCATTTGGATTAATAATACGGGTAATATAATTAAATTCTTCTAATATTAATTTAATTATATGAGTTTTGCCAATACCTTGATTTCCATTAATTATTAATGAATGGGAACTCTTTTTTAAATTATTCAGCCAATTAAATATATCTTTGATTTGTTTTTGATTTCCGATTATATGCTTTATATTAGTAGGCTTATACTTATTTATCCATAGATCATCGGAATGTTCTTCCATAATATTAGATAACTGTAAATAATGCTTTATATTAAAAATTATTATTTTATATAAAAAGCATTTAGTTTTTAGTAAAAATTATTTATCATAAAAATGTTTAAAAAATATAATTTTATAAAAAATTTTCTACATAAATATATATATATATGGATAGTTCAGATGTTCAAAATACTCATAGAAACAGACCTTCTAAAAATGATAATGTTGTAAATGAAGAAATACAGAAATTACTTCGTAAAAATAATGAAAAAACATCTAGTGATTTGATTAATAGACTTAAAAGCAAAATTGGAGATGATGATCTTGTAAATAAGATTCAACAAAAATATGTTGAGATTCATTCAAGCATTGTAAAGAAGGCTCGTAAATTCGCTCGTCTTATTCGCGAAAAGTACGGCGATAGCCGCTACCCTTTCCACATTCTCTTAGAGAAAGCTCACATGTTCAAAGTTAAACACGGTCTCACTAATGATGAATTTGCTGAATTCCAGAGAATATATGAACAAGAACTTGTTGGTCTTCAAAGCCCTGAAGTCTTTGCATATGCCAACAATATGATGAAACTTTTAGGTACTTCCCAATCTAATGGTGGTTTTACTAGCAAATTAAATGACCAAGACTACAAATACCTCCAAGAAATCCTTAAATTATCATCAACTTCTAAAGTATTACATTCACAAGTCTTCTTACAATCAGTTCAATACAACGACTGTGCTTTCCAGGCTTTGACTGGTAAATACGATCGCACTAAAGATAACCCACTTGAACATGTTCATCCTGTTATTGCTGCTCTCTTCTTACCCAAAGTTGAAGAGTTAGAGCATAACTTCATTCTTGCCAATATGGCCAACATTGTTAAAGCTCGCTTCAACAAAGAGCCTATTTCCAACTTACCCGATGCCAAATTATTCCACGCTCTCATTAGCGACCCTAATGATATTGTTTGCGACTCTCGTTCAAGTGTTCTTGACCTCCTCAATCGCTGCAATCTCCAACAGCAATTATGGAACTGTGTCTTAAACTTACGTAATGGCCAATACTATGGTGCTGGTTTCCGTGATTTCATCTCTGGTGTTGATATGTGCAAGTTAAACAAATATGACAATCCTGATCTTGTATATGGTCGCTACGATGGTACCGTTGTTAAGAGATTATTATCATCTTTCTCTTTCCGCCCCACTATGTTAGCTTCATCAACTGTTAATCCCAATAACTTCTCCACCAATCCCTATACCCAAAATATGCGCCCTGTTGTATCGGCTGTCCCTATGATTAACTTACGTCTTGCTCCTAATATTAACAACAATAATGCTGTCGTTAATTTAAGCGATGCTTTACAACAAGATCAAGTCCTTGTTGAGAATGGTATGATTGTTTCTAAACAAACTAGCTTATTATTCTCCAATGATGTTTTATTCTTCTATGTTGATCGCCGTGCCAACAGCATTCGTCTTGAAGAGCTCAAACCCTACAACATTGGTAAGATGCCTGTTTCTATTTCTGGTTTCGAGAGACTCAATGACCAAGAAGTTGAATTCAAGGAAGAATTAACCATCCGTAGCGATCTCTACAAATTACGTTCAGTTGTTTTATCTGAAGTTAATGAGATTAGCCAAAATACCAAGGACCAAAACATTGTCGTTGGTTCTTCGGCTGTCGTTATTGCCCAAGGTAGCGAGTATGAAACTCCTGACTACCTCTATTACAATCCTCTTGGTGTTGTTAAGGGCTTTGAACAAGCCGGTACCCCTGTCCGCAACGACCCCATCACTTTAATCCCCATGGGTCCTCAAGTTGGAGGCTATGAAGAAGCCTCTTTCTTAAACATGGCCAAGAAACGTGGTATCATTTTCATGTACCAACTTGTTAAGGATGAAGACAAGGAACGTGTCTTAAACTTTTAAATATTATAAATTATAAAACTGGAAATCATATAAAAATAAAATTTTATATGATTTATAAATGAATAGAATTGGACAAATTAAAAATTTAATATTTTAGCTATTGAAGGTAAAATAAAATTAAAAATTTAATATTTTAGCTATTGAAGGTAAAATAAAATTAAAAATTTAATATTTTAGCTATTGAAGGTAAAATAAAATTAAAAATTTAATATTTTAGCTATTGAAGGTAATGTTTTTGAATTTGATGTATATTTAGTTGAGATTGGTAAAGGTAAAGGTTCGCGTATTTTTTCAATATCGCGTAAATAACCAATATGTTGTTGTGCATTAGTTATAACATTGGGTAATATTTCATTAACAACTCTACAATTTAATTCATTAATCTGACCTTTAATATCATAAGGTAAGTGTCTTGCATATTCTACAAATACATATCTCATAATTATCAATAATTGCTCACTAGATTGAGGTTTTATTTTATATTCCCCATTTGTATTTTTAAAAACTTCAGATATTAGTTTTTTATTAATTAGCTTTATATTTTCATCCGAGAAAAATGTATTGGGTAAATCTGTTATATCACATTCTATAATTTTAGTTTGGTTTTTTATAAATTCCGATCTTAATGCATTTGATTTATTATTATCGCATAAATAAGCTTTGGGTAATTGATGATAATCAAAATTAGTTTTTTTTACAGTATCTTCTTTTTGATTAAAATAATTAACTGAGCTCGTATTTATATTATAAAAATTAGCTGAATTACTATCATTATAATTAAATTTTATTTTATCTTTATTCTGCATCATTAATATAAAAAATATATTATTTTTTATATTAATTTAATTTTGTATATTATAGATCTCCTAAATTATAGGTTTCAAATATATATTTATCATCATAGCGTAAATTTAATTTGGACTGGTTTTGTATAACTTCATAATTAGGATAGCTAAATAATGAACCAGTAAATACTAATTTTTCTTGTATTGTAGAATTAATATTACATAAAATTCTAGATTTTGTAATACCATTATCATCTTCATTTCCTAAAAATACAACCCATTGATACAAGTTATTCTTCTCTTCCCAAATCATAAGTTTAGATTTTGTTATATTATTAAGAGGTGTCTGAATTATTTTTTCTTTCTCAGATACCATTAAATATGTACCCAATCTATTGTGCATAAAATTAGTAAATAATTTTTGCATAAATTTAGATATATCTGGTTCTGTATTAACCAATAGATATAATTTATTTAACAAGTCTTTTGTTTTATCATCTACTTGCATCCCCCCTTTTTGTTTTAATAGATAACCAAAATTATCAGGATTTATAATAGTTTTAAATTGTTGTAATATCTTATCCTGATAATTAACTTTAGCATCATAATCTTTATATATACGACCTGATATTTTATATAATTTATCATCACTAGTTATTGGTTTTCCATAAATATTATATTTTTGAATAATATCATTATATTTAGAATCAATTAATACAAGATAACCATAATTTGGAACATAATATTCAATATTATTAACTATATAAATCCAAGACCCTACATTATTTGAATCATAAAATAAATCTTTTATATAAACATTATTCTCCAAACTAAAATTATCAATATATAATTCTAATTTTTGTAATACTGCGAAAGCATATACTAATTGAAAAATTACACTACACCATACTTCGTGAGTATGATAACCAGTTGATATCATTTTAATAATTGTACCAAATGCCTCTGACAAACTACTTGCCCATTGTATTATATTATTAGTAGGAGCTTCTGTTAATAATACTAATACTTTACCACTATCTTTATTAAGATCTAATTTATTATCTTCATAATTAGTAATGTATTTTTGTTTGAATTTTTCAGCCATTTCAGGTGATTTAAACTTACCTTCACTTAAGAAACGATTATATAGATCTAATCGACTCTTAGAATATTCACTACTCTTTTCAGTAATCATTTTATTATTGCTATTGAATAATTCAGATGCCTGAATTTGATGTTTTTTATTTACTTTTTGTTGATTCAAGTTTAACATGACAATATCCTCATTAGATATCTTTTTATTCTTAATTAAAGTGATTTTGCTCCAATCTATTCTTGATTGTGAATCAATTTTATATAAAATGGGACAAATAAAATTAGGAGCTATCTTATTTACAACAAGTTGTTTAACCTGATTATAATATTTAAGATCACGCCATACATCAAACATATCAGCATTAATATCAGCTACATTTTGACAAGTCATACTACCGATTGACATTTTATAAATTCTCATATTAATCCCCATAGATGATTTTGCCATACCAATCGAACTAGTGCTTTCATTAAATCGTACTGGATATGAAGACCTATATATTAAGAAATCTAATGGTAGATCATTATAAGGATTCTTCTGTAATGTGTAGGGATTAATCTCTAATAATTTAATATAGGATAAGATAGATTTAGCACCTCCTGTAATTGTCATTTCTTCACCATCTACATTTTCTAACATTATATTTCTCAAGAATGATACTAATTCTTGTCTTTCATAAACTGATATGGCAGAATATGCATTTGGAGTTCCTGGAAGAACATCCTCGTAAATTCTATTAATTGTAGTATGATCTCCAACTGGATTTGCTAAATTTACATTGTATATTTTTTGTACAGGCGCCTGTTTATTAGATTGATTATATTGAGTATGTGGGAACATTTTGCTAATCATTTCACCAGCATCATATGCTGGGATGGATGTTGGAGGGAATTTAGATTTATCATCTCTTTTAGTGGTATCGTAGATTTTTTGTTCTAGTAGTAGGGGTTGTTCTCTTTTAGGAGGTGCTTCTGCCATCTTCTTACTATATGTTTCTCTTTGATCATTTGATAAATAAGGAGTATTTGCTTCTGTTCTATAAGGTTTTTTTATCATTCTATCTTCTCCGCCAGATTGCTTAATATATCTAGTATTAGTTTTATTATTTGATTCTTTTTTTATTTTGCGTGTATGCATTATAATATTTGTAGAAATTTTTTTATTAGATATTTTATTATCTATATTATGATATAATTTAAAATATTTTGAATGTAATAAATCCTTATAATCATTATAATCGCTTATTGATTCTATGAACTCTATCGTATCATTATCCAGATTTTTACAGTTCATTAAATCTTTTGTAAATATTATAAGATCGTGTAATGCGTTTGTTGTATTATTGTTATCATTATAAAATTTAGGTATTGAGGCTTTTTCAAAATCACATATTTTAATACTAAATTCAGCAGATACATTATAAATTGTATTTAAGAATGAATATCTTTCAGGTTTAATATTGTCTCTCATATATAGAAAAACAGAGTCTGTTGTTAGATTATTATGTCTAAAACCATAATAAAATTTATTTATTTTCGCTAACGTGTAAATTAATTGAAATAATAATAACCTATAATTAATACTATTATTTTTAATACAATCTGATAATAATTTTAATGAATAATAATTTTCCTTAACTTGTATGCAACATATATCACTTAATGATTTATTATCAATATCTTCTTTTATTTTTTCAAATTTAGAACTATTAAATATAATATCTTTAATATCATCTACCTTCATATCAATATTTAGTATTGGTAGAAGAATATGAGGCGTCTCGTCATTTATAACTAATGAACTTAATAAATAGGAGAATAATAAATCATTATTAATTGGTGAATTTAAATTATTGATTTCATTTTTTGATTTATAGAATGATATTTTTATAAATGTTTTGTAGGACACCTCTGAATATCTAACCAATCTAATTATGTAAGATGTATCATCTATTGTATCTAATTTAAATTCATTTTCCAATATACTATTAACTAAATTTTTATACTCCTCACTCTCATTCATAGAATATTTAATATCATTTAAGCCTATCTTTCCCAATATAATTTTTTCTATATCGATAAGACTATTATCATATGTTTTACTATATAAATAACTATGTAATAAAATAATATTATCTTCTAATTCCATATTACTTATTATTATATATTATTTTTATACAAATTAAAATATATATTAATTAATTTAATTATATAGGACTCAATGTGTATAATATGACGTGTTCCTTGATGCAATCTATTCTCATACAATGATGTTAATTCTATAATATTATATTTTAAACTTATATTTGTAGTTATCTTTAATAATTTATTCATAATACTTTTTATTATCTTTAATGTTGATATATTAGTTATAAATAAAATATAGAACTGTTCTCTAATATTTTTTATTATTACAAATAATTTTCTAGCTGTATAATTATTTGGATTGATTATTATTTTAATTATATTATCTACAATAATTTCCCAGTTGTCTTTATAATTAATATTATATTTATATAAATTAAGCAACCAAATAGCCCTATTAATTTTATTATTAGAATTAAATAAAATTTTAGATAAAATTTCTATATTAATACTAATATTTTCCTTATAACATATATTTAATATTATCTTTAGAATATCAACATTATTTAATAACGGGACTCTGACTAATAAACAACGAGATCTTAATGGTTCAATTATGTTTGATAATTGATCATTAATTAGAATAAATTTACACGTATTAGAATATTTTTCCATAGTTCTCCTTAATGCGGCTTGTGCATAATATGATAATTTATCTATTTTATTTATTACTATAATTTTAAATGGCTGATATTCTTTAATAATATTTAATACATTTGTTTTAGCATATTCTTGTATAATTTCCTGAATTAAATATTTATCAAAACCATTTGAATTGGGTTCTATAACAATATGATATTTAGATTGTTTAATTGTTATTTTTGTTTTTATATTAGAATACCCTGATATCATATATTCAACATCTTGTAGATCAATTGTTTTTTTCCCAAATAATTTTTCTAATATTTTATTAACAATATATTGCTTACATATACTGGACAGTCCATATATAATTAAATGTTGAAAATTATTAATCTTCTTAGGATTAAATATATTTTCTATATTATTTGAAGATTTAATAATATTATTAATGATAGATTGATAAGAATGGATCTTATCAAATTCACCATAATATTTATCTACAAAAAACATTATTAGTTAAATAACAAACATTATTTAAATATCATTAGATAAAAATTGATTTTAGAATTAATTAATAACTTATAATTAATTATTTAGAATGGAAGTTATTATA